TGTTAGGATAAAAAATGGTTGTAAATGACAAAGTATCTTATGCCTGTGTAAATGAAACTTATTGTTTATTGACGGCATATCTAAGGGAAGATGGAAAACTTGGAGCAAAGTATAACAAGGAAGAGTTAGCAGAGTTTGTTAAGTTTCTTGCTGAAATACTGAAGCATCCGGAAAACTTTGTTGGCGTTGACCGCAAAAAGAAGGAACGTCACGCAGATGGTTCCATTAAATTGCCTGATGTCATTGAACATGATGGCACAGGTCTAGCATAGTGAAATACTTACTTGCCATAGCATTTGTTTTGGTCTATACTAATGCCTATGCTGCTGGTGTTGGTGGTGCTGGTAAAGGTCAAATGCTAGATGGTGTCTTTGGTAAATCTAAAGTCACAACCTGGTTGATAGGGCCTCCACCACCACCTGAACCACCTAAAAAGAAAAGTGATAAGATTATTTCAATCTTTGATCTACTGGACTCTGATAATATAAAGGTTGAGGTTTGTTGTTTACCTAAAGGAAACCCAAACTTTCCATTTTATCCAGTTCCTCCAGGTAGTTGGTTCTAGTAGTATAAATAGATTTGTCCCCAGACAAGTGTGCCTCGCGGAGGTCGTATAAAGGTATTACCCAAGGTTCCCACCTTGGAATCTGTGTTTCGATTACACAGTCTCCGCTCCATTCCTCTTTTGTGATTGTAATGATAAGTATTTCATTTAATGATATCAAAAAAATATTTAAAGAAGAGGATTGGGATGTTGGTTATCTTACAGGAGATGACCTCAAAAGATGTGCTTATCATCCAGTCAAGTATGTTAGTTTACACGGTGTTGAGAACTACTGCTCCGGTGAAACTATCCATTTTACCGACCTTACCAACTCTATCGTCCTTATAAGAAGAGGACATACTTGGGATTATACCATTTACGATGAGTCCAGAGGTATCATAAATCAAATCCGAGAACAAGGTGCCGTATGTTGGAATATACATACAAACTACAAAGAAGCGGCCATTCTCTCCGGTCTCGGAGTGCGCGCCCGTAACTCTTTAATCTATTCCTACAAGTTTGGATTTGACCACCACATAACCGTGTTTAGGTTTGAGAATGAGATAACTGATGTACCTACAAACCGAAGGCAGAACTATAAAATCTGGAACAGGTGTGTAGGTTGTGATGACTGCGCCAAGGCCTGTCCTGTTGGTGCCATACATAATAAAGAGAAAGAACCATTTGCTTGGTGGATAGATTCCGAAAAGTGTGAGGACTTTATATCATACGGAGACCATCCAACTATTCCATCTGTAAAACAGTTTTGGCATAAGAATGTTTATCCTGAACTATCAAAAAAACAGGTGGATCAAATGACAGGTCAGCAAAAAACAATTGACTTTTATGCCAAACATGGTGTAGAATGGACAACAATACCGTTTGACAGAAACGGATACAAGTATGACGGACAGATTGTAACCAAGAATGGAGTTGAGGTAGATGTTCCTGTTTGCCGTGAATGTACCTCTCAACCAAGATGTAGCAAGTGGGGTGGTAAATATCCATATGAAAGAATACACGACAGGAAGCCTAAATAGAGTGCCTAATCGTGGGCATCATTATGGAGGATATAATGCCTAAAGTTCTAGTTTGGATTATTGCTCGTTTGGAAGAGCCATCAACCTGGGCCGGCGGTGGTCTAATCGCTATGGGCCTCAAAGCATCAGGTCTTGTTTCTGATGAGTTGGTAGTTCACATTCTTGCTGCCGGTGCTGCTATTGGTGGTTTACTCGCAATCATTCTACCAGAGAAATCACTCAATCCAGTTCCTACACCTGTTCCAGCACCTAATCCAGTTGAAAAGGTTGTTCCTATCAAACCAGTGCCTAAAAAGAAATGACACAATACATCTATAACGACCTAACCACTAAGTATGGTGCGGTTGAGGTACCTGAAGGTGCTATCAATCTAAGTAAAATCCTTGAGGTACTACAAACAGCAGAAGATATTGACTGGGCTAGTATAGTCAAGATTATAGAGAATAAAGAAAATGATTTGGCAGTAATATCAACTATTGATGATTTGCTAAAGTTGATAGCGCCATTTGTTCCACAAGCTGCTGTTGCGGCTGGTGTATTAGGTTTTATCATATTTTTATTGAAGAATACACAACCTTCTCAACCATACGATGTTCCTGGTTACCATTGGGATATGTTATATGGATGGGTACCAAACGAAGAGGAAACAAAATGAAAAAGTTAATCGCGGTTACAGTCGCCGCAGGTCTTACACTTGCTGGTTGTAACTCATTCAATCCAACCACAGTAGTCACGAATAGTTCAGTTGTGGCAACAGACGTAGCAAATGCTACCAAGGCTGTATGTGGTTTCGTACCTGCTGCTACAACTATCGCACAGATCCTTAATGCATCTAACACAGTTCTTACTGCTGCACAGATTGCTAAGGTTATCTGTGATGCTGTTGCTCCTCAGAAGGCATCAGTAGCACGTAAAGGTGCCGTTCAGCCTGTTCTAATCCTTGTCAACGATAAGGTTATTGAGGTTAATGGTGACTTCGTAAAATAAAATAACAAGACTATTGGGACAGAACTTCGTTTCTTAGTCCCAATAGTCTATCTAAAACTCCTAGTTCATGTATGTGTAGTTTCCAAGAATATATGCCCCAAGTTGCGAAAGGCAAATCTTGAAAATGTTCACCTATAACATAGGTGTGTTTCATACCATTTTCTTTCAACTCTCTTTCCGCTCTTTCTAACATTGCTAAAAATTGAGGTAATTCCATATTGCTTCTCATCGCAAGTTCTGCTCTATGTTTGACATAATCCCAAAATTTTGTCTTGAAAGGAGAACCGGCATAATAATGTATCATTATCTCTCGTTCGATTAGTTCTAATCTTTCGGTATAAATTTTATTAGCAACTTTAGAACTTATCATACCGGACCAAACCTCAAAAGCTGTTCGATTTATTTCTCTCATAACGGTTATTGTTGTTGCTTCCATAGGTTCTAAGAAGAATGATGCATTTCCATTATATGCAACTCTAGCATCTGCTGAAAAGTTTTCTTTTCTATAGAAGTTTTTGAATTTGAAAGAGTTGGTTACATCACTAGGTACAAGATCAAGTTTTTTAAAAACTTCTTTGGCATCTTCTTTAACTTCTTCTAATGAGGACATTTCATGATTATACATGTATCCAATAGAACATCTGTTTTGAAGAGGAATACCGAATGCCCAACCGTGAGGCCTGGCCATTGTAATGGTGTGATTAAATCTAGGATGATCCCAGTAGCATTGTGTAACATGCACCGCGTTTACTGAAATGTATTTGGCAATATGGAAGTCATCATAGTTTTTAGGAAAACCAGAACAATCCATGATAAAATCTGCATCAATCGAATCGTGATTACCGACATTACCTTCTTTTAAGGTTACTCTAGGGTTGTCTTTCACCTCATTAAAAATATACTCTTGTAATTTATGAGCATTAAAATGATATGAAACATTTCCACCACCTTGAAAGTTGTGATAAAAATCTGAATCATTACCCCATCCCATTTTACGGATTCCAAGTTTTATTGTTCCGTCTATTTTAGGTAGGTCACTATAATAAAATCCTAAACACACTTCTAGTAATCGAGGAAAAGTAAGTTGTGCACCTTCACCAACAGCCTGAGGTTTTATGTTTCCATCAAAATACCAGTCTATTTCATAATCAACCCATTTAAGAAAATTTGCCGCAGCCAGACATCCAGCAGTTCCACGACCAATAATAGCAAGTTTCTTTTTCATATTGACAAATCCTTTATAATCTGCTATACTATATAAATATATAGGTGAGAGGTGAGGAATGATAATCTGCTCCTGTAACGTATTGACTGATACCAAGGTTAAGGAATACCTTGAAACTAGGCAAACCAAACCATCCGTAGGTACCGTTCTAAAGGACCTTGATTGTGGTCCTGTGTGCGGTACTTGTGCTAACAACATTATTGAACTTGTGAGGGAACATTATGAAAGTTTACATAGGTAAATATAAAACCTGGTGGGGTCCATATCAAATCGCTCAACTAATCCCATTTGTTAGTGAAGATACACATGACAAAGTTGGTGAGTTTCTTGCCAAGACTTGGTTGAATGATATTTGTGAATGGATCAACAAGATTGGTGGAAATCAAAAAATAAAAGTCCGTATTGACAAGTATGATACTTGGAATATGGATAGAACACTCGCACACATTATTATTCCTATGCTCAAACAACTCAAAGAAACCAAACACGGTTCTGCTATGGTTGATGATGAGGATCTTCCACCACACATGCGTCATGGAACAGAAGATGACAACTGGGTTCATTACAGGTGGGAATGGGTTCTAAAAGAAATGATTTGGGCCTTTGAGAACCTAACTGATGATTCCTGGGAAGACCAGTTTGTTCATGGAACACCTATCTATGGAGATATCTGGTTAGATGATGACGGTTACTACTATCAGCAACCTCAAATAAAACAAACTAATCCTGATTATTGGGTTGACAGAGATGGTATAAAAGAGTATAATAACAGAATAAATAACGGACTAAGATTGTTTGGGCGATACTACAGAGGATTGTGGTCATAAACACTAAAAGTGTGGAATGTCCACATTGTGGTAAAACAGGCCAACTCGCCAATATGAAGAGGTGGCATCTTGACAACTGTAAAGAAAGGTGATACAATGCAATTCCATGAAAAAGATATGACGATTTATGAGACGGAATTCAAGCAGCGCGCCTATGACGGAAAGTGGGAACGAATTGGTAAGATTGCCGATGAGGACAACTCTTACACATTTATTAATGAATACGGCAATCGTGCCGCTACTACACCTTTCAAGTGGGTTACACTTGGGGTCTACGATTTACTCATGGAAATCGTCGATTAGTTTTCTTTTTAGTAAACTTGACATTTCAACCAAAGTGTTGTATAATATAAAAAATGGAGATTGTTGACTAATGGCTACAAATATTAAAAACCTACGCCTACTAAACGGACACGATGTTCTTGGTGAAGTTGTTTCTATCACCAAGGATACTGTTACACTAAAGAACCCTGTCCGTGTCATGGTTGTTCCTAATCAGGCCAACCCAAAAGAACCATCTATTGGTTTTGCACCATACTGCGAGTGGTCTTTGGACAAAGAAGTTGAGATTAATGCCGCGCACATTATCGCAACGATTACTCCTATCGCAGAGTTCGTTAACCAATACAACACCGTATTCGGCGGTCTTGTAGTACCAGACAGCAAACTTATTATCCCAGGACAATAATGAAATTTTACACAAACGTTGAGGTATGGGGTGGTCGTATCCTATACCGAGGTGTTGAGAATGAGAGAAGGGTGCGACACAAGGTCGAGTATCACCCTTCTCTTTTTGTACCTTCCAACACACCCACCAAATACACCACAATCTATGGAGAATACTTGGGTAAAGTAAAACCAGGTACGATACGTGATGCCCGTGATTTTGTTTCACAGTATGATAATGTGGAGAACTTCAAGGTATACGGCAACACTCGTTATCAGTATTGCTTTATTGCCGATGAGTTCAAAGGTATAGTTGATTGGGACATGTCCCTTATCAAAGTGGCCAATATCGATATCGAGGTCGGTGAACCTGACGGTGGAGGGTTCCCTGAACCAGAACATGCCAACGGTCCATTGACTGCTATCACGGTCAAGATGGATGGTAAGTTCACCACCTTTGGTTGTGGTGTGTATAACAACACCCGTGATGATGTGACATACTTCAAATGTGCGGATGAGTTTGACCTTATTCGTAAGTTTCTTGGTTGGTGGCAATCGGAATATCCAGATGTAATCACAGGTTGGAACGTCCAGAACTTCGATATACCATACATGGTCAATCGTATTCGCAAACTAATGGGTGAGAATGAGGCCAAGAAACTATCTCCGTGGGGTGTTATCAACGATAAGATGGTTGATCTTGGTATGAACCGTAAGATCAAGTCATACTCAATCCTCGGTATTGCCACACTCGACTTGCTCGACCTTTACCAACGATATGCTAAGAACGGCAAGTCACAAGAGTCCTATAAGTTGGACAATATCGCACACGAGGAACTTGGTGAAAGAAAACTATCCTACGAAGAGGTTGGCACCTTGTTCAACCTGTATAAGGAGGACTATCAAAAGTTCATCGACTATAACATCAAAGACGTTGACCTCGTTGACAAGATTGATGATAAGAACAAGTTGATTGAGTTGGCCCTTACACTATCTTATGATAACAAGTGTAACTTTGAGGATGTGTTCGCACAAGTCCGTATGTGGGACGTTATCTGTTTC